TACCCAACGCCTCCACCATAAACACACGGCGAGTTAGACCCGACTAAAGATTATCAGTTGCAAATGATACTTTTACGGCGAAGTTCTAACATGGAGTAAAATATAGCAAACTGTGATGCACTCAATACCGTGTGTTTATGATGGGGGCGAACTAGGATCGACAGGTGTTGATTAGGAAAGTGGAGAACTGTGGATTGACCGCCTTATAGGTCACTAAAGTAAACGCAAACGATAATTTTGCACCTATGGCTCTTGCTGCGTAAGCAGTAAGTGTTCGGAGTTTCGGGGATGTACTTGGCAACAGAAACATCCCCACTACGATTTTATAGGATGATTACATGCCATTGAATACTTCTAAAACCTTCTCAATGAAAATAGAACAGATAGTTCTTGAAAAGAACATAACCCACATGGAAGCGGTCCTGTGGTACTGTGAGCAAGAGGGTTTAGAGCCTGACTCGTTAAGACCGTTGATCTCAAAAGCACTAAAGGAGAAGATCGAAGCAAACGCAAGAGACTTAAACTTTTTACCAAAATGTGCTCAATTACCTCTTTAGGTACTTGACATATTCGCCGGACTATATTATTATAGTCTTATGTTCAACCCATGCAATGGAGGCTTCAAATGGAAGTAACAGTGCATCTGGACGGTGATCCTACTGTCCGTGAAGAAGGTTTTTTCGCCTCAAAGGTGTTCGACCTTCAAGACCGAATTAAGGCGCTCGAATTTGAGAACGCCGGATTGGTCAAGTACAACGAAGAGTTGGCAGAACGAGTGAAGAAACTCGCTTCCCGTCAGCCAAGTTGGCCGAAAGGATATCGCCCAAACCGTAGGCGATAAGGGATGTGTGCCGGTGTAGCTCAGTTGGTAGAGCAATTGATTTGTAATCAATAGGTCGTGAGTTCGAGTCTTACCACCGGCACCATTTTTATAAGGAGATAAAATATGTTCAAATGGTTAAGAAAATGGATAGATATTATTTTCAAAGAGGAAGAAAGTGGCGCAAATTTAAATAATGTAAGAAGAAGTCATAATATAAAATATGAGGATATTACCAAATAATGAAAGTTCGTTTGATTTCTTACTCAAAGCCAGATAGAGTTATTGGTGTAGATGATGTACAAGACCTTATTGCATATTGTGCGAGAGTGTCAAACCCAGATAACCAAAATAATTCTGACACAGCCAAAAAACTCATCAAATATTTAATCAAACACAAACACTGGTCGCCGCTAGAAATGGCCAGTGCTTGTCTTGAAATTGAGACAACCAGAGATATTGCAAGGCAGATACTACGCCATCGTTCATTCTCATTTCAAGAGTTTAGTCAGCGATACGCTGATCCGACGAAAGATTTGGATTTTGTGACTAGAGAAGCAAGACTGCAAGACACTAAGAATCGTCAGAACAGTATTACTATTAACCCTGGCGATGGAGAAAATGTTGCTGCTCTTATGAGTGATTGGGAACGTCAACAAGAGATAGTTATTGATGCTGCGAAAGAAGCATATGAGTGGGCGATTAAGAATGGTATTGCAAAAGAACAGGCTCGTGCAGTATTACCAGAGGGCAACACTGTATCTCGAATGTATATGAATGGAACCCTTCGCAGTTGGGTTCACTACATAGAATTAAGAAGTGCGAATGGCACACAGAAAGAACACATGGAAATTGCAAAGGCGTGTGCAGTAGAGATTGCGAAGATATTTCCTTTGATTGGAGAGTTACATAATGACTGAAATACCTGTATTTCCTGCTGGTGTATTGAAGATATATCAAAACCCAAACCCACCAACTATACCATCAATGGATGAGTTTGAGTTCAATCAACAAGCGATTGCAAATCCAGATACCACACAGTTTAGTAATGAGTTGCCTAACATTGTTGATCATGATGGCCTTGCAGAACTTAAAACATGGTTCTATGAATGTGTCAAGGATTATCTAGATAACGTGATGACACTAGACTATCGTGAGTTCTGGATTCATGAAAGCTGGTTAAACAGTGCAGAGCCAGGCAGTTCACAGAGTATGCATAATCATGGTAACTCTCTTATCAGTGGCGTGTATTATGTTCAGTCTAATCCACAGCATCCACCTCTGGTGTTTGAGAAGATGCCTGCAAACAGTGATCCGTTTTTCTCACTAAGAAAACACTATAGTAAGGCGAACGCAAACTTTACAAATAAGATCGGTATGCCTTGTACGCAAGGCTCATTGATCATGTTCAACTCGTACCTGTTTCATGGGTTTCCACAGAACAATACTAACGAATCAAGGATCAGTCTGGCGTTTAATGTACTTGCAAACTTGTCAGAGCGTGATGCATATAAACTCGACTTTGTAAAGAATGAACGCTGGTTAGATGATGCGTCTGTAAGTTACACAGTGAATACAGATGGTGCATCTGGTAAGATTGACCGAAGGATGAGTAAGTGAAAGCTCTCGTCATAGGAAATGGTGAGTCTAGGTCATGGTTCAAACCATGTCATCAGACCATCATGGATGAGGAAGTGATTACATGGGGGTGTAATGCCATCTATCGTGATGGCCCTCATTGTGTGCATAATCTGGTTGCAATGGACTATGCAATGCAACAGGAGATATATGACTCTGGTTGGGCATTAGAGAATCCAGAGTTCGGTGATATACATAATGTGTATTTTGCGAACTGGAATGTAGTTCCAGCTGATGTTGCTGATGCTATGTTGATGGGATATGATATACCAGAGTCATTTATACACCGAAGTAAGAATAAAACAAGTCAGTGTGTCATAAGTGGAAAAGACCCAGCAACATTACATGAGAAGATTGAGGCAATGATGAAACAGTTTCCCAATCTTGATACACAAGACTTGAAATTGAAGATGGAAAAGGATGTTGGCCTCTGGATTACATACGTCAATGAGGTAAGGGATGACGTAGAACCAATTGAGGGTCATGTTGGATGGTCAACAGGAAATACAGCACTGTCACTGGCTTGTCAGTCAGGGGCAGAAGAAGTGTACATGTTAGGGTTTGATCTTAGTACATATGACAAACCACTAAATAACTTGTACAAGGGAACAGACAATTATTTGCCTGTTTCTGCGAAGGGGTTCAATCCTGTAAATTGGATTGGCCAAATGAGTGAGGTTTTTGACAAGTACAAGGATGTAACATTTTATTGGGTAGACTGTCAAGTGTCAGGCGGACATAGTTGGCACGGTTCTTCAGTAAAAGATTATCATTCTAACGTAAGGTTCTTGACAAAAGACGAACTTTGTGATAATATTAACATACTATAACATACGAAACATACGACGACATAAGGAGATATAAAATGTCATTTGCTGCAATGAAGAAGCAGAATAGTTTGGATTCACTATTGGGTGCTGCCCAGAAAGAATCTGCTCCCCAAGAAAAAAAGAGTTACGTTGATGAACGTCTCTGGAAACCTACGATGGATAAGTCCGGTAACGGATATGCTGTCATTCGTTTCCTTCCAGCACCTACTGGTGAAGACCTTCCTTGGGTAAAACTTTGGAACCACGCTTTCCAAGGTCCAACTGGTCAGTGGTACATTGAAAACTCTTTGACCACATTGGGTAAGAACGATCCCGTATCGGAATACAATTCCAAGCTCTGGAACTCTGGTGTTGAGACTGATAAGGAGATTGCTCGTAAACAGAAGCGTAAGTTGCAATATTATTCTAACATTTACGTTGTCTCTGATTCTGCAAACCCGCAGAATGAGGGTAAGGTTTTCCTCTATCGTTTTGGTAAGAAAATCTTTGACAAGGTGATGGAAGCAATGCAGCCTGCATTTGAAGATGAAACACCTGTAAATCCCTTTGATTTTTGGGGAGGTGCGAACTTCAAGTTGAAGCTTCGTAAGGTAGACGGTTATTGGAACTATGATAAGTCAGAGTTCGATGCACCTTCTGCTCTACTTGATGGTGATGATGAATCGTTGGAAGAGGTTTTCAACAAGCAATATTCTCTCGCTGAGTTCACTTCGCTGTCTAACTTCAAGTCCTATGATGAGTTGAAGACTCGTCTGGACATGGTATTGTCCGGCACTGTTGCTGCGAATACCACAGTGGAAACTCTCATGGAAGATGAACCCACTGCTAAACCTACAGTAAAGACTAAAGAGGAGCCTGCTCCCACTATTAGTTCTGTAGATGATGATGATGACGCAATGTCATACTTTGAGAAGTTAGTCGAAGGCGACGAGAACTAGAGTAGAGAGAGCCCCCCGCCTAGTGCGGGGGGTTTTTTTATGCTGAACTTGCTTGACGCATCGCCTGTAATGACATGTTACCTGGCACTATCGGTGTGCTGGTTACAGTTGTAGCTGAAGAGTTACTAATATTATTAACAGGTGCATTGACAGTGGTGTTTACTGATTTGGCATTATCACCAGAGTTATTAGGCATTGCCGCATTCGCCAACCTATCAGTCATATCTTTCACTCCCCGTCCTGATCCACGAATAGCAGCTGCAACTGCGTTTGCGGCCATGTCCCTTCTA